ACCTAACAATAACACAGTCAAGAAAAAAAATTATGAAAACAAAAGATATAAAATTATACACAGTCCAATGCCGTTGGGCAGATGAAGACAGCTCTGAAATATTATTTCGAACTGTCGCAATCGGTCGACCAAATTTCTTGGAAGAGGACAAGCCTTGCGAAGAATGGACGGAAGAAGAAGAAGAATTTGATTGCCAAATCTTTCACTACTATGATAACTACGAACAATTAAATCAGCACCTAAAAGATGGAGACGAAACTAAAGAGGACTTCATCGTAACAAAAATAATCAACCAATAAAATTATGAACACAATACACTTACCAATAATCACCCTCATCAAGAGGGTAGAAAATATGAAACAGATGCATTCTTATCTTAAGAATGATCACATCAATAATGACTTGGACCACATCATCGAAGAACTCAGAACCATAAAGCGTGAGGTCGTAGCACACGAGACGAACACGCTTGACGGATACAACAAGGATGACGCTGACTTATTCTTAGGTAGGAATCTAGACAAGGATGAGTGGTACGAACTCAAGGATGCTATGCTCGAATGTGATTACATATGGGGGCAAGTCGGAGAGTACGCTAACGATTGGATACAAGATAACATTATAGATAAGGAGGAAGAATAATATTATGATTACATTTGACCAACTAATACTAGCGATAGCTATAGTCGAAAGTTCCTTGAATCCCCTAGCAGTAGGGGACAACGGGAACGCAGTCGGCTACCTACAAATCACACCCGCAGTAGTCCAAGATGTTAACACATTCTACGGCTCGACCTACTCGCACGATGACAGATACGATGTGGTCAAGTCAGTGAATATGTGCAAGAAGTATCTCAACTATTGGGGTGATGTATACGAACAGAAGACTGGACTTAAGCCATCAGCCGAAGTCCTCGCTAAGATGTGGAACGGGGGATGTTATGCGTGGAAGAAGACTGACCCCAAGGTACTGAAGAACCTTGACACTTATTGGAATAAAGTTAATAAACAACTAAGCAACATAAACAAATGAAACAAGTAGAAAACATAGACGAATGGTATTCAATGCTCGACGAGATTGAGCAAGCATCAATGCCTAGCCACATAGATATGATGGCTCAACTCCACGATCTAGAGGTACAGACCGAGGGTCGTGTTCAAGTAATACACATAACTAAAACCAACCCGCGAGGATAATACAATGATACTTAAAATAAATACTTACGATGAAAAGATAGCACTGCTGTCGGCACTATGGTCACGGCAAGATGTCATCAACAAAGAGATAACCGAGGCAGTAATAGAGATGGCAACTGACGCTGACTTCGGTGGCAAAGAATATTGGGTAGACAAACTTACTGATTTAGGTTCGGACTTAAATAGGATTCGGCTCATCACGGATAGGGTAAAGCAGTTAAGCATTACAACTATCGAGCCACCGGCAAGTGACGAACAATTATAATAATAAATGGTTGACAGCGTAGGGTGAGCCGTTCATAACTTGTGAATGGCTCACTTCTATGACTGCACAAAAGAGGCTAGCTTTGTAGAGGATGTTACGACACCCGCTCAAGCTAGGAAACACAACACCAAGACATACCCTTCCGTTACTACTATACTCGGGATAATAAAGGATGACTTCTTGGATTCAATTTACAAACCGAGGATGATGGTAGACCTCGCACGCAAGCACCCGAACCTAATGTGGCGGGACATCGAGACACTAGTCTACGGCACGCGTGAGCATCCTACTACCGGCAACACGATCGGGTCATCCGAGTTCGGTACTGCCGTACACAAATGCATAGAGGAAATGGTAGGCGAATTAATCTATGACATACAGCCGGACAAAAACCCTTACGATGAGTGGGCTGAACCTTTCCTTGAATGGATAGAAGAGAGTGGCACCAAGCCATTGTGCTGTGAGTACATAGTAAGTTCTCACACAATCAAGACAGCCGGATCCATAGACTTTATGGGATACGACGAGGACGATAAGTTATTCCTTGCTGACTACAAATGCAGAACTAATACCAAGGGCAAGGCTAAGACTTATCCGAAGGACTGCGAACAGCTAGCTATTGAATCCTATATGGTAATGAAGGAGGCCGGTCTAGATTACTTACCTAGGTGCATCACAGTATGCATTGACTGCGATACCAAGAAGCACTACCACAAGGAGTGGAGTGAAGCTGAGATGAAGATAGGTATACAAAATTTTAAACACGCCAGTAAATTATTCTGGAACAAACGAATGAAAAAATAATATGGACAATATAAACTTAGAAGAATACTTAGAGGGAGTACACGCAGACAATGCCATACAGTTTGAAGGACTTGACTACGCCGTAGTCGGCACAAGTCACGACGGGTACTTAGTCTATGACTACAACAGAATGATCGAATGCTTTGTAGCTGATGACGATATGACTGTCGACGAAGCCATTGAGTGGATTGACTACAATGTCCTTAGCATAAATTCGGGAACGGGGTTCATTGTATTATACAGTTATGAATCAATATGAGATATTATACAGACACTTTGATATGCCTACTGATTATCGTGGCTATACTCACAAGTGGGGCAATACAAAGGATGATGCGATCCGTAAGCTGTCAGTTGTTAAGCCGGACAAACAAGGTAGAGGCCGGACTAAGAAGGGTGCGGTCATACAAATATTGGAGGTTAATGAAATCTAATGGGTAAAGGAATGCAACCAAAGAAAGGCTACAATCAAAAAGCATATGATGAAAATTATGACGAGATAGATTGGAGCAAAACAAGAAAACAAAATGTACGTACCTCAAAACAAACTAGCAAAGTGGAGAAAAAATAATACCCCGGAGGAATGCCCCGTGTTAAACAGAGAGACAGAGGATTGGGTGGTTGACCACGACCACAAGAGCGGAGAGATCCGCGGTGTGATAAGCCGGCAAGCCAACACACTGATAGGTAAGATCGAGAATATATTTACGACGATGTGTAAGGGTGATCCCAAACATTTACCTACTGTGCTTGAGAACATCGCTACTTATTTGAGACAGCCCGGATCTGATTTACTTCACCCGGTTGGACTTAATCAATTGACAAGCCGGTTCAAAAATAATTTACTAAAGGATGATCAATGTTTCTTATTGGTTGTCTTGGGGTCAACTAACAGTGAAGTTGATGCTTGCATTAATGTTAAGGCTCGGGTAAAACTATTCAAACAATTGGTAAAAGATTTTTATGACAACAGAAACACAACCACAAAAACTAATGTCGATTCAGACGGAACTAAAAGCTCCAAAGGGTCAGACAAACAAATTCGGAGGGTACTCTTATCGCTCCGCAGAGGATATACTCGAAGCAGTAAAGCCTCTCCTAAGGAAATATAAATGCGACCTAACACTCAGCGATGACATCGTCGCTGTAGGTGGTAGAGTCTACGTCAAAGCAACCGCGATGCTGTGCGACACCGATGTGATAGCAGAGGTAAGTGCATTCGCTAGAGAAGCTGAGACAAAGAAGGGTATGGACGATGCACAGATCACCGGATCCGCTAGCTCATACGCACGCAAGTACGCACTCAACGGCCTCTTCTGTATCGATGATACGAAGGACGCTGATGCTACCAACACTCACGGCAAAGACAAACCTAAGCCACAACCAAAAACTAAAGAAGACTTGTTTTAATTATGAACCAATACGATAATAATAACCGCGGAGTTCTATTCAAGAATGACCGCAAGGAAAAAGAAACTCACCCGGACTTCCGTGGAAACATAGAAGTAGACGGCAAGGAGTACTACATCAAGGGATGGAAGAAGGTATCCTCAAAGGACGTACCATTCATCTCTTTAGCAGTTGATCTAAAGGAAGCCACTAAGCCTAAAGCTCCGGCCCCGGTTGACGTTAACGACAACGATCCGTTCTAAATGACGGAGTTCGACAAAGAGTGGTGGGATAAATTCCGATACGAAGAAGTAAAGGAAATCCTTGAACTCACTGGCAATAAGAACTCGGACTACACGGGTGGAGACAAGTGCTCCAACCCGTTCGAGAACTTCGACGGCAGTACTGAGTTCGGGATTGATCCACTCGTCGGCCTATCCCTCCGGATGCAAGATAAGTTCCAAAGACTTAAGGCATTCACCCGAGACGGACGGCTGTCAGTAAATTCTGATGGCGATAAACCTCGTGATATATTTCGAGATCTAATTGGTTACTCGTTGATAGCCATAGGGATGCTCGAACGCTCGAAAAAATAGCAGTAGGGTGTGGTAGAATCTTCCCTCCACAATGACGTGGAAGGAAGTCTATCATCCTATATAAATTAAAACCATTATGTTAAACACAATACACGAAGCAACTGAAGTATCACTCAATGCGTACAACGCAATAGAAACAAACGAAATCGGCAGAGGAAACCGAGATCGTTTTAGATTCCTCGGACAGTGTTTAAGAAGTTTGACTAAGCAACTCGAAGAAGAGAATGATAGACTTAGCCGAACCGAATAACAGAGAAGCCGAAGAGAAATTAATATCGTGCCTATGTATGGAGGGAGATTCCCAAGCATACGATGGCATTGCCTCCCGGATAAACGGAGAGGATTTTTACTACTTAAGTAATAGGTTATTGTTTCAATCAATAGCTCACTTAAGCGAAACACAAACACCGATAGATGAGGTATCCATTATGGAGCACCTCAAGTCCATCGAGTGCCTTGAAGAAGTTAACGGGGTCAGTGGTATTATGGAAGTGCTCGGACGTTCAGCGTCGGGACTTCAAATGAAATACTATACTGACTTAGTACTAGAGAAGTCAAAGCTACGAACACTAAGAAAAACATACCTAATGGGTGCAGAGAATGCATCGACCGAAACTGCCAAGTCCGACGCAATCAAAGCGGATGTGGACGATCAGCTCGGCAAGGTGATGGAAGTCCTAGACCAAAGCCAATCCATTAAGGATTCGGCCAATGAGTTAAAAGAGGACTTCACTCAAATGCTCAACGGTGAGTTCACCAATGACGTAGTCCGGACTCATCTACCTCAGCTCGACAGTATGTTGGGTAGTGGTGGTATCGGGGCCGGAGAAGTACTAACGCTGTCAGCTCCAACGTCTTGTGGTAAGTCAGCACTAGCATTATTCATAGCCTTGAAGGCCGTCCGTAATGACGCTGTACCTACCCTTATATTCTCTTTGGAGATGCCACAGAAGCAGATCACCAAACGTATGGTGCAATGCGTTTCTGGACGCAATGTGAGGCAGATACAAGAGCGTGTGATAACTGATGCTAATATGCAGAAGGTTAATGATGCGATAGATGAGGTAGCTAGCCTACCTATATACACCGCACACACAGCCAACAGCCCACAAGATATCGTCAGCCAAACAAGAACCTTCGTTAAGAAGCACGGGGTAAAGCTAGTACTTATTGATTACTTGCAGTTAATACCGTGGTCACGTAAGGCTAACAGTAAGGCCGAGGGTATAGCTGATATATCTCACAAGATAAAACAGATGGCCCTTGAACTAAACATAAGTGTCATACTTCTATCACAAGTAAACAGAGAGGGAGCTAAGAGAGAGACCGGCCTTAGCTTATATGACCTCAAGGATTCCGGTGACATCGAGAACGATGCAGACATTGTTCTTTTACTATGGCCCAAGAACGGGGACATCGAGGGTGCTAAATCCTCTGACTCCAAGGGCCCTTACACAGATCTCCAATACACCATAGCTAAGAACCGTGAAGGTGAGCGTGGTGTAGGCGGGTATCTTAAATTCTATCACTGCCTAGGCAGATTCCAATAACAA